CGGCACATTACTGCTAACCTGCGTGGTAACGGAAAAACCCACCCGTGGCCACAAAGTTGAAAAAATAAACATTTAACTGTTCAACAAAAATACTTTGTGTACGAGTGGACACATGTGACCACGGGAACCTACATACATTTAAACGCGACCAGGTTTTTGCGCGTATCTCAAAAGATTGTACTAGCTTCACTTAGCTCAAGGTAATATATTATTTTATAATGCATATTACGCGCATTAGAGACGTTTTACTAACCTAGCAGGTTAAACCCAAAGGGAACAAATGGCCTTAAGAAGACCAATTGTTAATCACGGAAGGTCCAATATCGTACATAGGTACAGTAGATATGAACATTCCAAAAGACATGTCATCTGCTCCGGCCCTGGCAGCAGTGGGCATACTATGTGCCGCACCACCTCCCTGCGCCAAGAAAGTACTATTCAGTACATATCTTGGTGCAGTAGAATTCACCGTAGGATAGGTAAATCCAATCGCTAACGCTTCACTCATAATAAGATCTGCGCAAGCAAATGAGCCATTAGAAACATAAGACGGAACCTGTACATTAGAAATGACCAAATTGGAGTCATTTTCGTTCATGGCTAGTAAATGTCCATTTAGGCGGCGGGCACCTCCACTGGAGTAATTATCAGTCGTTCCCGTAGTTATCATTCGCGGGATTGCTGAACCAAAAGCTAAAGGTTGTACATATGTAAGTGTTCCTTTAAAGATATTATCAGGATCATTAGTATTATATAAAGACATACGCACTGAACCTCTAGCCAGACCGAACATACTAGCCAACACTGAGAAATTATCTGCTGCCACACTAGCTGTCACCACAGAAGCTGCAGTGATGTAACTAACTTCATTTGCATACGGAATGACGGTCATGTAGTTAGCTGGTGGATAGTTAATAGTTGGCGCCAGCATGGAAACTCTTTTCAATAGCTGTCTATAAGAAGTGAATTTTTCTCCAATGCATAAAGCAGCAGGCGCTAAACTAGCAGTGCTAGGTGTGTTATTACCTAAGGTATCCACATATTTAAGACATGATTCCATATTGCCAGCTTGAATGGTAGCCACAGTGGCAGGAGCCAGAGTGGAACCAATAGGCTGGGCATACTCTAAGTCTTCACCTCCCGAAATCTCTATCAAGAAAACTATAGATGATGCTACAGAAGTAGGAGCTACTAATGGATCAACCACGTGTAACTGCACAGTTCCATAGCTATAATTAGTGTCGCCTAATGAGCGCCACTGTACAGAAGAACTATAAGGTATATTGAACACCCACTGGTTACCTTCTCTTACGTCAACAATAGCACGATGCAAAAAGTCAGTATTATTAAAATTATTAACTCCAGCAGTAGTGTCATAACCTCCATTAGGTATGAATGATATCATATATCTGCCACTGTGGAACTCTGTTTTAACAGCCTTAATGGTAACCGTTAAACTACCTCGGTACATGCTAAAAAAATTAGAAGCTAGTCCACAAGGCAGAAAAGTGGTGGCAGATGCACCACCATAGTTATGACTAACACTCATGCCGCCAGATAAAGCAAAACTGCCTATAAGCGATTCTTTGGCAGTTGCTGTAGACCACTCATATCGAGCATAAAATGCGGGAATCGACTTAATATAGTCAAAACTCATTTCATCATGCTCAGTACCGGCAAAAGGAACTGTTTGTACTTCATTTTTACACGATAAGGATAAAGGCATTGCTGTGGTAGCTCCGTCATAATTGGTGGCATAACGCATACGATCTTTTAGAATCACATGTTGTGGATTAAGAACATTGGGTTTAGACCATCCAAAAATGGCAGCGGCATTGGCTAGAATTTCGGTCATAAACGCTACTGGTTGAGTAAAGGAAGTCAGCAATGGAATTTTACCCAACTCATCAGATGCAGTAGAAACTTTCCTCAATAAGCCACTAACAGGTCCAACATCACCATCATCTCTCTCTTGTTCTTGCACTGTTTTACTCTTGTAACGGATACGACCTGATTGAGGTAAGGCGGCGCCTACAAACTCAATATCAGTGAAACGACCCCACAAAGTATAAGTACAAGAACCTGCATTCATAGGCTCATACGGCGATATTCTGTAAAAACCTATGTCAAGGGTGTTGTTAATGGCACCAAGTGGATAACACGATAAGGCGCTTACATATGGTATGTGTAAAGTAGCTTTAGTGTCACAATTCACATCAAGCTCAACATGTGGCAACTGAGTGCGCGTAGTTAGGTTCGCTTCATGCATATTTAGCCATCCTACTATACGATTTACACCTCCTTGCATGCCCGACCCACAAGTAGGAACATAATATAACATGTACCGTCCTTGTTGGAACCTTTGTGCATTAACCACTAGCGTTAACTCAATATTTGCTCTGAATCCGAGGAAACCCTGAACTTTATTAGAGTAAATACTCGAATTAAGTAGAGCTTGTATGATAGCGCTCGGAGTAAATGTCGTAGACACATCTGTAGATGACAGCAACCCTGAATCCAAAGAAACAGGTTTTTCCAAAAACGATCTAAGTGTTTTCTCAGTTGTTTTGTCAACAGCGTTAAGCAAATCCATAGACATGGGTACAGGTTTAGAGATTTTACTCTCTACAACTTTGGCATCATCGATATAAGTAGTTGTTGACTCATTAACGATGGAGGGTTCTTTAGTCTGATCCCTCTGATCAGAATTTACAAGTTCATTTACAGCAAGTCATTTTTAAAAATCAAAGCGGACTTAGACTTTGAAATCGTACCAGCGTGGCTAGATATTGGTGGGGCTGCCACCGTCCCGTCTTGCTCCGTAAACCTAAATAAGTAGGGACTATATATATTTGCAAGCAAAATTATCAACTTAGAAGCTGGATTTTACGCTAATAATTAGGTATCCAATACAAATACACCCATTTAGCAATACCACTGTGGGAATAAGTGGTAGAGAGACAGTTTAAAGACATGTACTAGGTCAACATTTTTAATTACATAGCAAAAGTGACATGCTTTAGTTTAGCTCTAAGCATGGCATAATTGTATGTTGTAGGTGCATAATCATATCTGTCACAGACTTCCTTGATAGCAGCTACGTGGTTATTAAATACATCTTCAGGATAGATGGCTAACTCCATGAGCATCCAATCTATGTGAGATGTATGGTCTTCACGAGATTGACCTTTCTTAAAATAATCCATAGAAGCGTAAATAGCAGCCAAATCTAAAGGTGCTACTGTATGGCCTACACGTTTATCAAAGATAAAGGTACGTTTACAAAAGCCTATAGCAGTAATAGGTCTTAATTCATCACTCATTTCGTCGCTTTTAGCTTCGTTGGTGAACGCTAATCCTATTTCTCCAAAAGCGACACGTAAATTACTCTCAGTGAAGTTTTCCTTAATCCTATCAGAAACCGAAAAAACATTATCATCTCCCATGACAATAACTCGTAAATGATCACGTACTTGTAACATGTCATTTATGTTGAAATCGCACATCTTTCCATATACATACTGGAAAGCAAATAAGTTGTATAAACTATTTAGTGCTGCTGTCATGAAAAATCCTGATGTCATACCTCCCATCCATTCAAAGACCCTATCATCTCTAATATGGTAAGAGTTATATACATCAGCGAATAATACTTCGCGGACCCGTGCATTTTCAGGGCCATCATCATACCATTCATTGATATACTTAAGAATCTTTTTGTGAATTTGTCCTCTCTGAGAACCATCGAAACCTGAGAAGTCTCCTGCTCCACAATTAGCGGGACCAAACACATCAAGATGGGTTGCTATTTCATGCCATTCTGTCGAATAAGGATTTACGCCAATGGTCAGACCATTATCAACTCGATTGTCTGTTAGCCAACTCACAAAAGTACCAAAATACATTCTGTCAAGAACCAATTTCGGGAATGGGACTGCACAAAATATGCGAGCCTTTCCTTCATCTACTTTTGGAATCGGTAGGTCTTCATCTTTAAGATTATCTATAATCATCCAATTTGTGCGTATTCCTTTTTTAGCCTTTTCAACAGCTTCATTCAGATCTACACGCAAAGTGTCCATATGTACATTATCAAGATTATATTCTTCTTCTTTACCTGTGAACCTATACCTGCCTTTCAACCCGGCTACTCTATTGAGCACATATGGGTAACCGGGACTAGTGCTACGAGGGATGCCTTTTAATCCTAATTCAGGACAACCTATTATAGCTTCGTCTATGCTAAATATTTTTTTAGATGTCGGCGCTTTTGAATTAACTCGAATTACATCAAACAAAGTAGCACACGTTACTTCCGCCCGTTCATCTGGAATAATGTCGTGTCTTATACAATATTTGGATAAAGCTTTTTCGTAGGGGTTTATTACAACCCCGTCTTTAGAATAAGGACGTAGTTTAGCTGGTTTAGTTTGCACTGGTGAAAATACACCAAAAAACGGACTACGATATAAAATGGAGTGACTCATATACGGTATGGCTTTGGGTACATTTCCTACGTGGGCTATATGCCCTTTGGACACGAGTTGACCACACTGCTCAATGGCAATATCCTCCATTTCGTTCTGAATACAAGTAACTGAAAAAGAATCAATTGTTTCTTGTATTTGTTCCTGAACTAACATGGTGGAAAAACCAGAACCATCAGGTCTTCCAGCTATGTGCATTCCAAATATTTTGGCTTTCATTGCTGCATTCATAATGCCTAACAGAGCTCCGCAATCACCTATTGCAGTATTAGCACTATAAGTGTAACACTTAGTAAACGATCTAATGCTAGAACCATCGTGTGATCTGACTGGGACTGCACCAATCACTCGTCTAATAGTTATTACATTATGGCAAAATTCACCGTTGGCATTGTGCACCAAACGAGCCCCAACAGCCTTATTGGCTTCATGATCTTTATGGGTACCGATGTACTTAAGTACATTAGGGCGAGAAGCAAAATTCATGTACTTACTATCAACGTTAACAATACATAAATCATCTGCTCCCACCACAGTTTTATAAGAAGTCAAAAAATCCTTAATGTACAAAAATTCATCATTGCATCCTGCAACTGAAGTGTGGAACCGCAATATTATCTTACCATTGCCAAAATCAGGGTTGTGCATAAAGCTATTAATCTGCTCGACAAAATGATAAGGTAACAACATGAATGAACCTAGCATGAACACTCCGAAACCCAAAGAGTCAGCAGAAGTAGTGCCTGGTGGTTGAACCAGAACCTCTACCATGTTGGACAACATGATTTTACGGAGGATATCACGACACGCCTGATCATTTGCAAAGCTTCCCTGTGGTAAAGCTGGTTCGAAATTGCGTGCATGACGTAAACCGCGTGTTGTAAACTGGCGAGACTGCGTCATAGGAGCACCCAGAGTGTATTCAATACCATCTTGGGTACCCTTCTTATAAAGCAAATATCCTAACACAGCGCTCAAGACTGGTAATCCAATTTTAAGTATAGGTAAAGTCTTAATGTATTGTAATATTTCTTCAATTTTAAAGTACTGACATACTTCATAAATTTTTGCTTTAGCTGCTTGCATATTAATCTTCACGTTCTCTACAAAAGTAGGTTTGATTTGTGGCAGGACAATAGGCTCTGATATGTATGCTTCGACAAAACTAGAGAAACTAACCAAATCCTTGTTAGTAAATATTTCATCAAAGAAATCAGGATGTTTCTCTATGTTGCCCAAAACAAATTCGGCATAATTTGGCGCGTGTGGCGTAATGCTATGTTCTCTCTCATATACTTCCATGCATTCTCTAACGTATTCATTAGCCACATCTAACCATTTGTGCGGAACATCTTCTGCTTTTCCAAAATGTTTTTCAAAGCTAGTTTGTTTGGGATACATTTTATTTTGCAAATTCATAATTTTGGCTTTTTGAAATTTATCTCTATAGCAAATTTCTTTAACCAATTTATCTACTAACTGGTCAAATGTTAGAGGTGTTTCATCCTCATGTCTAACTACTCCATCTACTACCTTAATCAGTTTAAACTGCAGATAGTCATAGATATGTGAATATTGAGCCGCAGTCAGTGGTTCTTTAAAGGTACGTAAATGATAAGTTTTGGTTAAATCATTAGCCATGCTATCGATGGGATAAACAGCGTATGTATACTTCACACGTCTGTTTAGAGCCCCAGCAACACGCACTGCTTCTGATTGTAAATTAGGATCATTACACGAAGCCAATACGAACTTGGGTTTAGCGTATTTAGTCCCTTTGTCACTAAAAGCTGTGTTTAAGCAGTAAGGAGCGGTATTTATCACACGAATAATTTCCATCGATTCACTTTCTTCTGCACCAGGCACTTCAACGAATTGATTTACGTCGTCCATACGCAGGCACACTGTGTTAGGATTATAACCTTCCCAAAATTTGGTTGGGATACGATTGTATATCCAATCTTCGGGGTTGGCTTTAAAACTAGTTAAATCGTCTCCGTCTAAGATACGTGAAGTCACCGTGGCAGCTAGAAATTCTGTCACTGTTGTTTTGCCGACGCCAGGAGCGCCAGCCAACAACAGCATTAAAGGTTCAATGCGTGTTATTTTCTCATGAGAACATATAGGAGCCAATATTTGCTGAATACGTTTAAGATCATTATATTGACTGTTAATACAGCTAATAATTCCGGAAGGAGAAGACCTAAATGTTTCAAAATTATTCCTATTTTCATGCATAAAATTAACGCATTTTTTAAGATTGTCACTAGACATGGACATGGTACCACTGGCGTAGTTACTAATAAATTCGCCAGTGGCTTGGAGTTGCTGATTAAGCAAATCTGAACCGACCATAAACTTTTCCTCTTCAGCATACCCTAATATGTGCACACGCACGTAGTTAGCAGCTGCTGTAACGGTAGCCATTAAGGCATCAACTACAGACGTAAGATTGGTGTTAAATTTATCTAATCTAGACACGGAATCAAACACTTTTAGAGGCAAACTTTTGTAAGATACAGTTGGGAACAAACAGCCTATCAAAATCGGACCTATCGAATCAACCCATCCAGACTCTGGTTCTGCCACGTCAGCGGTAAATCTGCCGACTAAAGCCAAAATTTTGTCTCTGATAGAATCGTTGGCGCAATAAAGCAAACCAGAACTTCCAGCTAACCCCAAAAATGCAGCTATTTTATTATTTTTCCCGGAGCGTACTAAAGTTAGTGCGGTGCACACAGCGGCTGTAGAAATGATAGTTAGCGAGAATTTGTGGGTAATGGATGACAGTTCGGTACTTTTTTCAGTTATGTTACTAGTCATGCCATCAAAAGCCTCTTTAACTGAATTGGGGTCAAAACCTTTGTCAGCTAAATCGTTCATGGCATTGATAGCTCCTGTTACATTACTGGCAGCTACCCCAGTAGCAAACATGGATTGAACAAACTGTGGTGAAACTACTCTCAACAAAACTTGCAGAATGTCTCCTGTTTGGCTTAGTCCCGATTGGTATTCAGCAACGTCAAGGTCTTCTATTTCTTCCATAAATGAAAGCAAAGATTCAAAAAATTCTTTACGTTGACTGAGTTGATAGATAGGATGCAAAGCTTGTGCATAACTAATGGTTGTGTGTATAAGCATATTGCTTTCAAACACTTCACTCATAGCTGCAAATACTTGCAAAGCATCATACCTATTCACGGCCTTGTTGACAAAATTATCAAACTGAGGAGTGAGGAAGGTATCAAAGCACCCTAAGGTGGCATTGTACATAAGCCAGGTTTTAAACTGTTTTGTTAAAGCGCAGGACATGTGTCCTGACTGAAATTCATTAAAGCATCTTTTGCTCAAACTATCCTTTTTGTATTGTCTCGAAGGGGTTGGCGTGACCTTACGAAGAGGTTTGTGAACAGGAATAGATCCATTAACGTTTTGAGAGGTGTAAAGAGAATCATCTCCATAAGAAATGACATCTTTAAGTTTATGTTTCTTGATATAAAACACCCGTTGTCTACGTAGTTTACTTGGTGAAGTTGAAGGCTGAGCCTCGAGTTTCTGTTGAGCATTATCGGAAATTTTATTGATTGTAGCCATATTTGTAGAGTGGGGGTTTTAAGGTGTCAGTTATCGTACCTTCAAACGCATCTTTAAAGAAAGATGATACTTGTGGAGCCGCAGGCCACTACTGCAAAACACAAAAATTAAATATAGAGGTTTATTGGTGAATTGTCATTAAATCGTTCCTCGGAACGTTAGTGTAATGACATATTCTCCAAACATATATCGTCAAATTATGTGGGGTTCGATACTATAGGTAACACTTTATCGGAATGCATCAGTTAACCTTATTTTTGGTATTTATATTTTCAAACAATATTTTTGGTGTGTTGATGAGACACTTTTTAAATTTTATAAACTGTTCACTGAAATAGTGAAATTAAAACGAATGCAAAATCTATCGTAATCTATGAAAACTTGTTATTACTTCCTGCTAGTGTTTAGTCCACTAACACTCGTTAATACTTCCTAAACACATTTGGATAAATAACCTGGGT